TTTTTTTTTATTTTATTAATATGTACTTACCGTATCATATTCTGATGGTATTGACGTGTATTCTGAAATAATACTAGATTTATTAGACCAGTAAGTAGCTGCTTGATATGCCGCAGCACATCCAGATGGAACATATATATTAGTTAATGATCCGCCAATATCACCAAGCAACGACGGAGGAGTTGTTGATTTTACATATAATAACTTAATATTATCACAATAACCTAAGAAATCACTAGCCAAAAGAGTAGTTCTTGCTGGCAAAACCAACGTTGTAGCAGATGTAAATTTAAGAAACTGACCATAAGGAAGCTATAAATCCTAGTCACCATCTTGAAATATACAATGTGTAATACTTGGTGTATACATCTAACTATACATATATTGTACATTTTTTGGTATTATCAATGTCGTTAGTAAACAAGTACTAAACGCATTCTATTCTATTTTGTATAGACTTGATGGCAATTTAATCGATGAAAGATTAGGTGTATATTCAAATGTATTAGACATAAGGTCTGTAATACCAGTAAAATACTGAAATTCATCAAAGGTGGTTATTAACGAACCACTTACATTTAATTTATTTCCAAGTTCCCCACTACTATTTTTAAAAGCAGCAGCCTCTGCAGTTGTTATCTAACCATCACCATTAGTATCCAAAGTTGTTATTGAAGATAACACCTTTCTAACGTTATCGTCTGCAAAAGTTATTATAGTACCAGGACTAACATAATTCTGTTGCGTTATTTCTATCATACTTACTAACGATGTCCATTTATCAGAAACAGTTGTTGTTGAATCATTAAACATTATTACAAATGTAGAATTTAGCGAGACATTGTCAAACACAATCCAATTATCATTATTGTTTTCGTATAAATAATGTTGATTCGTTGATATGTTTTGTGTTGTCTCTTTATTAACTCTTATATTAAGTGATGAACCACCAAATGTTGGGCAATTTAATAATATTCTTATTTTATAAATTCCATCTGGTAAGGATGACATTATATAAGATGTACAAGCAGCGCCACTAACAGTAGCATCCATAGATGGCCAAACATTTAGAGTGTTGTTATATTTATTAACAGAATTCCATATATATTTATTTGGATAATATCCAGTAGAATTTGTAAAAATGGTATCACCTGGATTATTATCACCAATATACATATTTTTTAATACACCACCTTGTGTCATTACAGTTCCCCATTCTACAATAGGTGTTGCTTCATATGCGTTTTCGTTAGCACCTGGACTATTGTAATATGCGTTTTCAGATATACCGTTTATATCATAAAACCATCTATCTGTATTCCATTCATGTGTTAGACTATTAATATAACCATATTCTGTGTCAATTGTATCCGCAGATATATTAGCTAAAATTGTATTATGCATCTAACTCTATGTACACAATATAGTAGATTTAACAGTATCTGTTGTTGTATAGTTATCTCTTACTTTTAAATATAAAGTATGACTACCCCAAACAGGGAATTGATAAGATACTGTAGATGTTTCTAATGTCTACCAACTAACAGTACTAAATGTAGAATCTTCACTAAGTAAATACTAAGTAGGAGAACCAGTATATGACATATTTATAGATACGTTTGATACGTTTGTTTTAATTGCCCCATTTTGTATTATAATACTATTTAAAGTTAATGGCTCATAAATAGTTATATTAGAAGATTTTATGTCACTAATTGTTGTACCATTTGTTATTTGACAATATAGTGTTTTAGATCCGTAAGTATCAAAAGTATATGATATAGTATTAGACGTCCATGTATTAAACGATGTTTCGTTAGTTAATGTTGAATCCTCCCCTATTTTATACCCAGTTGGATCATCATCACCTGTTTTAGACAATACTATTGTAACTGTTTTACTTGTAGTACCAACATCACCATTGTTTATCGTGATACTAGTTAATGCAAACACATTATTGTATAATATTGAAGAACTAAGTGTAGAACTAACATAGTAGTTGTTTTTTAATTTTAAATATACCGTTTTACTAGCACTTCCAGAGCTTAATGTGAAAGCTATTGTACTTTCTATTGGAGTCCATTGTGCATTAGCAAAATCTAAGTTTTCACTAATCATATAATATGTTGGAGAACTACCGGAATATGTATAAGTAATAGATACGTTCTTATTCTATGTACTACTATCACCATTGTTTATTTGCATTGTAGATAAAACCAATGTAGCTATATCCAAAATAATATTTTCATTAACGATTAAAGAATTACCATTTATATTTTTTAATTGCGCATATAAAGTATGACTACCTAATGTTTCTGTGAGTGCGTATTCCACATTTGAAGAATTGTATACTTGCCAATTAGAACCTGAAAAATTAGAATTCTCACTTAACCTATAATAAGTAGGTGCTGTACCAGTTGAAATAAATTGTACAGTTATGTTATTTGAAGAAATGGTAGATACTCCATTGTTTATATTAATTGACTGTAATGTTGGTTCTGAACCATATGCGTTTATCCTAGACTAAAATCCAGTTTTTATATCACCATCAATTAGTTGATTTACCTAATATTGGGCATCTTTTTTTGATTGTAAATCCTGCAAAGTTTCATATCTAGTAACATACTTCTGCGCTCTGGTTTCTAATAAAGTACCATAATCTAAATTAATTAATAATGGCTAATTAGAATTTATCAAACTTTCAGTATTATAATCAACACCATAACTTAATCCTTGACAATTTGTAGTAATAGATAGATCCTTAATACTTCTATTCCAATATCCACGAATACCAGATTGCTAAACACCAGTCTAAGTTATTGAAGTAACAATCGATGCACCAGTAGAACCAGTATCTGTATATGTAGGATTATCTGCGATACCTTTATACATTTTAGTAAATATCAATGTGTTTGTACCAGTTGTAGTATCCAACGTCCAACATGCAGCTGGAGTAGAAGTTAATGAAGATTTTATCGCATCGCACAACTATATATTTGTTAAATTAGCAGAAGCATTATATGTAAATTCACTATCTCTTGCTATAAAATCTAAATGAAAAGTTAATGTACCAGCAGTGTTTGTACCAGTATTAACTACATATGTTACAATCTATTGCTAACCACTATTATCAGCAAATATAGGTTTTGTTATTAAGCCACTGTTTGTATTAATAAACATACACTTATTATCAATACAACTAATTGTAGAATCTGTAAATATAGTAGACTAACCCAATTTGCTTATTATCGATTTCGCTGTATCACCGGCATCGTACGATATTGTTTGTGTTTTGTTATTTCTAGTAATGTAACAGTTACCACCAACATTTGCTGTGCCATCCAATGTTAGTACATCAATAATTGTAGAATTGGAATTGTAAATATTAGAAAGTAATAAAGATGTTTGCGGAAAATAGAAATTAGCATATTCCGGTATGGTAGCAGTATACGTTATGCTTTGCCCACTAACTACACCTGAGAATGTTACATTTGTTTTTATATACCACCATTCATACATTTCTTCTAAAGATGGACACCACAAAGTATCATCACCACCTAATAAGTATTTAAAATATAATTCTATCCATAATCCGATATTATTTACATCTGGTCTGTGCTATCCGGTTTGTACCCATTTTCTGTTAATTTTTGATAATTCGGCATTAGCCTATAATTGATTTAATGCATATTTTCCAACATCTGAAGATGGAAAATCTCGATTTATTATAACTGAATTTTTATCCAACGTAAATGAAGAAGAAGCTGGATACACATCTGTTGTTTTACTAACTATCATTGATACTCTTTGATTATTTTTACAAAAAGTATCATATCCTGAATCATCACCGTTGGGAATAATCATTACTTTTGGATACTACTACGCAAAATTAGTATATATATAATTCTAAGCGTTTTCTATAATAAGATCAAATTGTTTCTACGTATTACCATATCCATTACTACCGTTTGGATCATTTATTGGATCCCATACATCATGATAGGATATAGATGAGCCAAAATCGACCATGTCTAACCAATCTGTAGCATAGTTCTACATATAAGTTGGAGTTGCTGGCCAAGTTCCAACAGAAACGTGCGGCATTATAGGTATACCAGTACTATTAGTTCCCTATAAAGCATATTCATAAGTCCACCACAAAAGATTACCAGAATCATTTGGATATGATACACTATCATTGCCATTACCATCCGTATGTACCCACTATGCCCAATTACCAGTACCAATATTTATATGCCTGCCACGTAATGGACTGATTATACGATTATATATTGTGTATGAATCATCAACACTCAATGTGTATGCTTGTTGTTTATCATATTTTAAAGTGGGATACGTTAATGCTACATTTGAAGTATTAACATAAGATGGTAAATTAACAGTAAATGAAATGTTTTTAGTATCAAATTCATATATTATTGTGCCACTTACTGTATTCGTAGTAATTATGTTATTCTTTAATTTTAAATACAAATTTTTAGTACCACTAGTAGAAAACGTATGTGATATTGTAGATGATGTAAAAGCAGTTTGTGTAACATCACTAAAATCTGACAATTCAGATAACCAGTAATATGTTGGATTACCGGAATAACTTATTGTAACATTTACTGTAGCGTATATAGTTGTTATATCACCATTATTGATAGAAATAGAATTTAATGTCAATTGAGTTAATTCGATAGTGTCTGTTGAAGAGTCGGTCCATGTTATACCGCCGTCGCTACTAACTTTTACATATACTGTTTTCTAACCAAGTGAACTACTTAATACAAACGAAACTGGATTAGCGAATGTTTTTATTGTAGCATCTCTATAGTCAGAATATTCACTAATCATGTAATTGGTAGGATTCTAATGAATTACATTTATTGCTACACTTATAGTTGTATCATCTGTTGATGCGTTACCACCATTTATGATTACACTGTTTATCTATATTGGCTACTATGCTATAGCATCAAAAGATGTAGATTTATAGTTAGATTCACCAATATCATTTTTAAGTTTTACATAAAATGTATGTACGCCATATGATGTTATTGTAAAAGGTAAATCGTTCTAACTAGATACATTTACCGCTTGCCATGTTGCACCAGAAAATGTAGAAGATTCACTAATCTAATAATAAGTATAAGCACCTATATACGATATATGAAGTGTGCCAGTAATACCTTCAATATACCCATCTGAATCTAAATTATTTACTGATATACTTGTAATAAAAGGTTCATGCTTTAACACATCTTCGTTATTAGCATATTCTGTTAATATTAAATAGTTGATAGATCTAGAATAAGTATCAGATCCATCGTGTATTATATCTACAATTAAATCACCGGATACATCAGGAGACATCGTTTCTAACAACATAGTGTCACTTGCATTATTAGCAACATTCATATCATTTGAATATGTTCCATTACATAATAATTTAGCATTTGCTGTTGGTATAGGATCAACGTTCCACCAATAAGAACCATACGCTTCTATGTCGTATTTATAATTAGTATTTAAACCGGTAAATTTTAATCTACCAAAATTAGTAGATTTCCAAGATGTTTGCCATCTACTACCTCCTACTTCTTTAGGGATGGAACCTATAGTACATAAATTATAATTAGACATACCGCCAGTCCAAGAAGAATATATTGTACTGTCGTTAATTGGAGATACTGATATATTAGATGTTCTATAATATTCATCAACAAAAGTTGTATTCGGTGTATACCAAAATTTAGTAGAAGAGGGATCTCCAACTATATTATTCCATGTAGAATCAGTTGGTATACTGTTATCACTTACAGATGTAAAATTTATTTTATATATACCAGTTATATTTGTATAATTACCAACATAATTTATAACAGTTTTATCAGTAAATGATTGCACTGGTACATTATAATCAGACAATAAATAATTATTGTTAGTATATGATAACAAGATATGCGTTTGTTCATCATACGTAGATAAGGTATTATCCGGTATTTTTATTACTAATGTGTTTAAATTTTCTGAATCTACATAACAGGAACTTAATACTCGATTATTGTTATCTTCTGTTAATTTAAAATTTGATAATAATTGATTTTTATCAACTATATTAATAGCAATATCAAAAATTAACTATATTTGAGTTCCTATCTTATTGGTTTTTAAACTCTATAATGAAGGAAACGTTTCTGTAGCTAACAATGTACGCTGTGTAACTATATTAGAGTAATTACTATTTCCGTTAATAGCTAATATTTTTATTTTATAACTATAATATGTTCCAGAAGTTAAATCAGTATCTGTATACGTTTGAATAGTTTTATCTGTTATAGTAGCTATATTTGAAAAAGAACCACTCGCAGTAGCTCTATAAATTGAATACGATACAAAGTCATCAGTGCTAGAATAATCTTGAGACCAATCCAATTGTAATGAAGTTAAACTCCTATTAGATATTACTAAATTTGTTATAGCAGTAACTGTTTCGTATGTTTTTGCAGAAATATAATTTCCAAGCGAACCGGTATCACTATTTCTAAGTGGTTGAACTTTAAAATAGTATGTCGTGTTTGCAGACAATCCACTAACTGTTGTGGTATTTTCAGCATCTACAGTTATTGTACTTTGCAATGTATAATTTAATTCAGGACTATTTGATACATATATGTTGTAACCTGTATCTTCTACATTATTATTATTCCATAACAATTTTATAGTATCTTGACTTTGAACTTCAGCCATTAATTCACTTACTTCACTATTAAAATCAGTAGTAGGAATCGCGTCAAATAAATAATATTCTGGAAATTCTGTTATATCTGTAGTAAACGATCCACCAACAGAACTTAATGTTGTATAATCTCCACTAGTGCCATGTTTTCCTTCAGTACTATACTCTATATAATCACATACGGCTTCTACCTAATGCCAAGCCAATGATGGTGTTGTGTGAACTGTATATACTGGATTTCCATCATCGTCTGTTCCTTCCTAAACATAAGCCTCTGCATTTAAAACTGCATCAGATCCTATTTTATTTATATTTATAGCTTGTATAGGACCGACTATTGGAAAATATGGATTTTGTTCAGTTGTTGGCAATGTAACAGTTTCAATGCCACTTACTGTTGTGTGAACAGCTCCTGGTAAAGCCGTTCTTTCTGCCTTGCACGCTTCATAATATAATTTCTAAGATATATTTTGCGGATTTGGTATTTCTGGTACGTATGTTGTAACTTTTGTAACAGATGTAACTGATGTCGGAACTTCAATTATTGCATTGTGAATACCCTCATTGTCTTCTGTTTTATAATATATTGCGTAAGCTCCCTTTTGATCAGATTTATGCCTAAAACAAGCAATAACAACATTAGAATCTGAAGAATAAGCTTTAGTACCTATAAGGTAATAATCTTTTAAAGTATTTCGGAATGTGGCTATATACCAATATGATCTAGTTATTGGATATCCACCATTGGTTAATAACTATCCAAAAATACCAGTTGTAGCAAATCCTCCTCTAGAATTCTATACTTCATATTGCTATATGTTTTTATATTTTGCACCTGGCGTAGTGTCTGTTACATCATTCCAATGAAACATTCCAAAACCTGCACCACCATCATAAACTCCTGTACCAAAATAGTCTTCTTCACATTCACAATCATAATAATTAACCATCGAAATACCATATTTCATTGCCTATATACAGTATCGAATCGTCCAAGCACCTTTAACATCAGACGCGTATCTGTCTGGTATATTCCAAGTACCTATTGTTCTACCAGACAAACTCATGCATTGCAATTTACTACTACTACCATCCGTTAATTGTCCAACATGACTAGCTTCACCATAACCAAATTCAGTAATCCACATTTCTTTATCGGGAAAATATCTATCTCGATAATCCAAATAATCTGTAAAATAAGTAAACCATGGGTTTGATGAAACAGCATATTGATCAAACGATTGTGCAACTACAGAACCATTTGTAAGATACATGTGAAAATTAAAAACATCAAGTGGGACATCCTTATTTGGTCTTAGGTTGATAGTCTACTAATAATAATCAAACATGTGCTAAGGTTCTATACTAGCAGTACCAGGATCTATTACTAATAAATTAGAATCCGCATTCTTTACACCATAGTTGTTTATATTATCTGAACCTAATATTGCACTACTATTACCATCGTAAATTCCACAAACTAATGCAAAATGTTCGGAATCATTCATATATCCAATCCATTCAGACCATGTCTAATCCATTTCATTTCCAGGTTCTATTCCGCTTATTAAATCTAATCCAGATGCCGTGTTCTCATCAGAGCTATTTGTCGTTTTTATATATAACGGTATATTGGTTGCAGATACAGTTATACTACCATATTTTGCAGCTAAACCATAACACATTTTTGCTATTGTACCGTAATGCTATGGATTTTCTGTTATCTTATAGTATGGTATAAAACCATCTAATTGTTTTTTTGGCATAGGACGCCATGTATTTGGTAACCATATGTCATCTACCATTCGTGCTCTATCGCCATTCGAATATGAAAAATAGTCAGGTACACCAGTATTAGTTAAATATGGTTTTAACCCATATTTTTTCCAATGATTCTATAAATGTGCAGTTAGTCCTTCGCCAGTACCATTGTTACCAGTAATCCATGGTATATCGTTGAATTTAAATTTAACATCGGAAAGATCATTAAATGAAGTAGTTATCAAATTTCCACTAATATCCTAAGCACAGAATTGACCATAATGTACATAAAGTCTTACTTTTTCACCGGATACTAAAGAATGTAGTCTACCCTACTAATACAAATGGCCATTTACACAAAAAAACTAATCTACTGTCTTTTGCTGCCAAGCTTTCCTTTTTTGCGGTAATAATTTATTTTTAGATATGTTTGAACCATTAGCGTTTCCATATAATAATATATTTGCTATTGGACATATATCACCATTATAATCACTATCATCTGGCCAACTATATGTACCATCGCCACTTGAATATATTGTATCATATGCAATTTTAAACAAACGATAGTTTCCGCCTTGAAAATCTACTATAATCCAATCTTTAAAATATACGGAACAATCCTATATTAACTGCCATGTTCCACCAATTTTTTCTGTAGCATACACCCTGAATCTGCCTTTATTGCCACCAGTTATATACATTTTATCTAATTTAAATATAGATTTTAAATCAAAAATTAAATTATAAAAAATGTGAGGACGTGAATATTCATTCGGAGACCAATACGTAGAATATGAACCATTACTAGTAGTGTCAGGATAACCATTATTTAAATATACAGTTTTATCTGCTTCATCTATTAATAAAGCCGTACCAACAACAGAATTTCCATCATCATCAGTACCATCTAACTATGTCATATCAACTATATTACTTGTAGATAACGGTATCTAATAATAAGAAGTATTGTCGGTTGTACCAGATGTTTGAAAATAAACATAATTTGAAGCGTCCGATGTATATGTTACATTGTTTGTTATTTTGTTTGATTTGATATAAACGTAATAATCTTGATTTGATTTTAAATTAACTAATGTAAATTTTTCTGTATTACCTACTGTTGCTGGAGTTATATCATTTGTTACTCTAGTCAATGAACTCCAAGAACTATCAACATCATCCAAAAGTGAATTACTATAACGTATATCATAATCAGTAACAGGAATACCAGAAACACCAGATTTAGGAGATGCCCATGTTATTGTACACATATTTAGATTAGAATATACAATATATAAATCATTTATTTTAGTTGGTATATACGCATTTCCATCAGAAACAATTGTAGTTGTATATGCATATATAGATCCATTGCGAACATAATATGTAATTAACGACGAAGTACCTTCAGCTATAGTAAGATCTATGCTACCAATTATTCCTTCAGCTACTAATGTTTTGAATCCAGTTTGATTTACTATTATTTTTCCACAAGATCCTTCTGAATAATTAGTTATAACTAAATTATAGACAGAATAGCCACTACTAAGTGTTATTTCAGCAAATGGAGTGCTCTAAAAGTTTATAGTAAATATGTTTTTTGATGGCGATACTGTAACATATTTATTATTTGTTATATCTTGATATGTCGTATTTATAGAAGAAACGACATTGTTAAATTCAGAAGCTGATAATTCGTCTCCTGTCTTTTTTGTAGTTATACTTATTATATCATTCATATTAACTTAATATTAAATCAAAAGTATATGGGAATGCCTAGTTTGTATTATCAAAAGTTATTGTCATATCACCAGCGTCTGTTGATGTTTTCGTATTTTTTACCAAAGTAAATACATTTTCAGCGTCTACTGTATAATTATTTTCTACTGTACTATCGGTATCAGACTACATTTCATATGTTACTAATAAATTATAATTTCCTAAATATATTTGTTCTGATGCTGGAAAATATATATATATTGTAGCTCCGCTAACATTCAAATAATAAGGAGCTTTGTACTAAAAGAAATTATAAGTATATTCTCCAGGAGAAATATAATCATTTATTTTAGTAGTTGTTGAATCTAAGTCATCACCATTATTTAAAGATATTTTAGCAATAAAATTCTACACTTTACTTAAATCCACAGTAGTAATACCTTGCTTTAAAGTACATATCATTTTTACATCGTTACCTATTCGTATTTTCATTGTTTATTATAGTAAAAAAGGTGAGTAAGGAACCGTTTAAACTCCAAGCTCACCTTAGTTTTAATGTTTAATTAATATTAAGCACAGAAAGCTGCGATTTGTTGTCCAATCATACTGCTAGCTAAAGCGGTTGTATTGTCAACATAAACCTCAACAGTTTGCTTTGTTTTTCTGAAATCGTCTTCTGCTGTAGCATGTACAGGTTCAAACTCTATAATAGCGCCATCGTAGTTCTTTGTAAGATCTACATTTAATTCAGGTTTAATTATAGGCCACCATGTACGGAATGTAATTCCACGATAACCAAGAGCTGCTTGTTCACGATCTCTAATTATCTTGTTATAACCTTTACCGTCAGATCCTGGGGTTTTGGCAATTACAAGATTATCAACAGCATACTTATTTTTTGAAGCAAAACCTGCAGCATTTGGATTAGTGTAGTACATGACAGCTGTCATATTTACTCTAGTATAAATGTTTATTGATTCTTTACCATTGTTATCATCTTTTGCAAGAGCAGTAAGAGTCAATATAGAATTTGATACAGATGCTGTACAACGTCTACGTGTATCTTTGTTTATCTGAATCATAAAAGCAGTAAACAAATCAGACATACTAGATGTCGTAGCGAAAGCTTCGTATGTGTGCGTGAATTGTCCTGGATGCTCGTATAAATCTCTATAGATTATACGTAAAACATAACGATAACCAGTAACAGCTACTGCCGATGCACCACTAATATTAACTATATCTTCATAGGGAGCAGAATAAACGAATGCATCGTAATTCTTTATATCTTCTTTAGATATAAGCGGTGTATACTGTACTAGATTAACAGAACTTGTTGTGCCAGTTGCAGGATTAGTATAATTCTATGTAGTAGAACTAACCAAACCCAACTTCATTTTGTCAGCTGCTGTAGCAGCATTTACTGTAGTAATTATAGCTCCGGTATTATCAACCATTACAATATTACCAGCAGTACTAAGAGATCCAACAGTTGAAGGTTGTTGACCACCAACTAGGACCGAATTTACATGTTGTAACATAATTATTTAATTTTATTTTAAGTCTAACTACTTTATTCTATAATATTTCTAAGCTAGACTGATTTAAAATGGTTTACTCCATTGTGTTAATTTCGTTTTCTATTGTTTGATATCTAGAATTCTTAGAGTTTTCGATATACATAGCAACAGCTAACTTAACTATTTCATTTAATATATTATCTGAAAAATCAGTATAATCAGCAAATGGATTTGACAATGACACTTTATTAGGTTTTCTAATATAAGTAATGTCATACTCAGATATTGAATATGTACCATCTGTTAACAGTAAACAACCATTTGATGTATGAACACGTAATGGTCTAGCAGATCCATTATGCATATGAAAATCAGTTAAACTATTAGTAATTCTACCCATATAATTATCCAAAGTACATTCAAATACATCACTAACACTTTTATCTGAAATATCATTGTTTGGATAAATTATTACATTTTCATCTAATACAAATAATAGATCAGCAGGATATGTTATGTTATATTGAGTATAAGTAGTTTTATATTCTATACCACTTAGATTTAACGATACAGTAGTTAATAGATTAACAAGATCTCTAGTACGCTTCTCATTCTATTCAAAAGAAGTCTAATTAGAATTATTACCATCATACCGAGTTTTAATAAACTTATCTACAGCTTGGTTGAGCCAATAAACTATATCAGAACTTATTAATTTGTCAGTAGTAACATTATCAATATTAGCAGCCTCTAATTCAAATGCATATTGTAAATCTATATTTGTCATAATTATTGATTATTGTTTTGTTGTTGATTATCATCTTGTTTTACTGATAATCTATATGCGCCTTCTGTTATAAACATATTAACAGCACCTTCAACTATTTCCTAATGTACATTTTCAGCCAATTCACATTGGTCTACTATTGTTGTATCATTGTTTGGATTTATTACATTAAATGTGCGTGGCTTCCTAATATAAGTGATAACGCAATCTTGTACAATAGTATATGTATCTGTATACAATGTTATATAATTGTTTTTAGCAGAATCAGCATCTAAAACAGCGCATGGCTATCTTAATATTGGTTGATTATAATAACTAACCAATACTTTTTCAACATCATCCTAACTTATTAACTTGTTCGGTACTTTTACTAATTTATTCGTAACAGATTGATTAACCGCTAAAACAGACATGTTTGAATCATAATATTGAGTTAAATACTTATATATCTAACCAGATATTGTTTTATTAACAGTAGCTAAATTAGTATTATCCTTTGTAGTATCAATATTAACATAGGCAGTATACTGTTTAAAACTAGAATTTGCTTCCCACTTATAATACATTTTACCTTGATAGAAAAATACTATTTTGTTATTCACATTATCATACATAGGTCCTTCTGTAGTACCATTATAAGTAGACGGAATAACATAACCAGGTAATACAGCATTAAAATCAGCATATGTAAAAGTTAATCCGCTTATTGTTAAGCCGACTATACTAACTGCACTATTTATATCAATATTATACTAAGTGGTTGTACCACTAAAATTCATATATGTACCAGTTACATCACTTTCTGATCTTAAGTATAAAAAGAATTTACTATTATCATTGTTTGGTAACTAAAATCTTTTTGCATAATTATAATCCGGTAATGTATAACCGTTTTTTAATGTAGTTGTTACTATCAATGCCTTGAATGCATCTAAGTTTTTATGTAGTGTCTCTACACTATTTTTGGTAGAATCTAAACTAATATAGTTCTCTTTTAAATATCTTTCTTGATAAGCATTTAAAAAATAAAATATTGTATCAGAATCTATCTTATTGTTTATTATAAAATCAGGATTTGCGAGTTGAACTAAACGTTCAAACTCAACCTACATTTGTCTAGCATCCATTATTCTTGAGTATTTATAAATTGACTTTTAGTTTGCATACGCTGTGATTCAATATTTTCTAGTGCAATTAAAACAGCCATATTAATTAATTCATAAGCAACACTATCATTAAACTAAAAAATATCAGTTAAACTAGAAGCATTTATTGTATTAGGATTAGTAACATATGTCAAATAAATACTAGTATTAGCAATGTTTGTTATTATATTATTGTCATAAATTACAAACAACTACCCGTTTTCAATATATGAAATTGGATATTTTATCCATGGTTTATTGTAAGGAGTGCATTCAAAGGATTTAGCTTTTTCATGAGTAACTAACAACATAGGATAAAATGTATTATTATAACCTACAATACCTGTTACGAATAACATAAAATTATTTGGCAATTGTATATAAAAGGCATTCTATATATTAGATGCAGATACAGTAACAGCAACATTTGACGTTGTAATCAATTTTTGTAAATCAGCTATTCGTTTAACATCACCTTCAAATGCTACCTTACGTGTATTATCACCTGTGAATTTAGTATTTATTAATGACAAAAGCCCTTGATTCAAAAATATACATATTTCAGAATTAGTAAAGTCTGGATATGAAGTTATGTTAACCTTATCCATAGATACTCTAAAGAGACTGCATAAGTCTTGTGTTGTCATTGTTATTATTTTATATTATTGTGACTATTACTTTATATCTATTTCTTTCATAATAGTCATTCTTAAATCTTGATTTTTAGGTTCATCCAGGTATTCAACAGTGTCACTTAATGATTTACCTATAACATCAGTACCATAATAATAAATGTTTTTATTCTTTCTAATAACATTCTTACTTATAGCTTGTGCTATAATAAATTCAGTATTCTTATTTTTGTTATTAACCCATTTATCAAAAAATGATGCTGGGTCATGTTCTATTGAACTAAATAATTTTGATTCTACAAGATCTTCCGACATCGTATCTGATTTATAGCCATACAGTCTAAGACATTTACGCATATCAACCATTGATAGTTTATCGAACTCTTTAATAGCATCACGTTTAATACGATTTGCCAAATTATTTTGTTCAGCTTCTGCTTCACTATTTATAAGAACATAGTCAGTACCAGGTTTAATATCACTTAGTGATGTAGCTACTCGCTTATGTCCTTTTAAAAACTAGTATTGCATATCATCCCAAGGATTACCTTCACCAACATGAAAAATTATTGGTTTAGAACCAAGTTTTACACAGAATGTATCCCAATAAGGACTACCCTTACTTAATTTACCTTCTTCAAAACCAAGTTGTTTTTCAAGACGTCTCTCGTCTTCACTAGTTAAACCAGTGTATATGCTTCCAGATCTAGTCCAATAAGGAGAAATATAATCGAAACAATTCTAATATTTTAATATCTTTGACCATGAGTCAAGACCTTTTTTTCTTAAAGTTACTTCCATATCTTAACGATAGATTATTTGTTATCTATCAGTCTGTGCGGTGTTTAGCCGCACACTGTGTAGATTATTATTTTTAATTATTATTATGCTGCTTCATTATCAGTAGACTCAGTAGCATCACAGATCAGTTCACCACAAGCACGCGGATCACGAACCATAATACCTACTTCACCCAAGAAATGAACTTGATACCCATCACGAGCGTTAGAACGCATTGTCGTAATAGCATTTGAATAACCAGCACCCGGAGCTACAGATCCACCAGTATACCATTGAACGAATTCACGTCCCTTACGTACAACTTTTACGATATTAGGTTGACCATCACGAGAACCAAAATCCAAGAATGTAAATCTATAAGATTCTAGTGGTTTACCAGTAATAGGATGTAACTGACGATTATAAACGATATTATCATAAAGAGGACAATGTTTAAGAGTCAATTCTATACCATTCGTCATTTTATAAGTAGTAAACTGTCCACCAAGTGTCAATTCTTGACCAGCACCTGTTATAAATTTAGTATCAACAATTGTAAAATTAGCTACTTTCTCTTTCAATACACGATCAAATTCACGCATACCCATTTCACCTGTAAGTGCTACGAATTTACGTTCACCAACACCCAATATATTATAAGAAAGATCAAATAAGAAATCCTCAAGTAATTCAGTTGTCAACTTAGTGTAATATCTACGATTTGCAGGACAAATTTGTTGTAATAAACCAGCTCCAATATATACAGGACGACCGTTACTACCAACCAAAGATGTAGTACCATCTGGATTAGCATTATATTTAGAATATATTAATTGACGTTCCATACGTTTATTCCATTCGCGCATAGCTTTCCACTCTTGATAATCAGACCACAAATAAGAAGATTTACCAGTTGCTGGATCTTGCAAAGCAATAGCTAATACTGTAGAATATACAGAACCAGTAATGTCATAAGATAAACGAACTGTAGTCAAATGATTACGAAGTTTAACCTATGTGTTATAATTTATGATATCGGCTTCATCAGAGTATTCTTCATAGGCAGAACCTAAACGTGATACTTGACGACCTGCCAACAAGTATTCGCCAGGTACAAAAGAACCAGCTTGACCATCAGCCAAGAAAACGGTATATACCCAGTCATTACCATCTTGATACGGTGTACCTTGTATACGTACTTGATACTCTTTGTTATCAAATTCTATTATTGCACCAGCGCCAAACCATTTATCTGCAAGAGCTAATAGAATAGGAGTATTACCTAGTCCAGGAGTAACTGTAGATGCATTTGCTGTAGTAATTGCAGAACCATTCCACTTTGCCCAACGAATGTCAATAGCACGGTCTGTATCAATTAACACATTCCATTCATATTGGCGATTGTCAATTATCATAGTTTTACCAAGACCACCTGTTAAGAAGTCTATTGTAGATCCATAATCTGAATCCTTTGCACCAAAAACATATGAAATTACACTAGCAACCTCATGAGGTCTAGTTAACAAAGCGCTAGAGAGCATGTTCTCATCAACTAAATCTGAGAACCATTTACCTCTATATAACTGTAGATTGTTTAGAAAATTATTTTCCATTATATTTAATTAATTATATACTACCAAGTATTGAAGCCGCTGCTTTAAATACTGGTGTAGATTGTTTTGAGGATACGGTCGTTTGTGACCTATTACCCTTTTCTGTTTTAAATGATTGTTTTAATTTTTTTACGGCGGAAGTTTCACCACTTCTTGAAGCGGATTTTAATAACTAATCGCCTTTCATCATAAAATATGCAGATTCAATTAGATTCTTTTTTACATCTTTTTGCCAATCTTTTTGATATTGCGTAACGCCATTGGCATCTGATTTAAACAAATAATTTAGTAATTTAGGTCTGTCTTCTTTAGGTATCTTAATTTCCTTAACAGCTTGTAAATTATTAATATCATTCGTTAAACCATCGTAAAATTCTTTTTGCTGCTTTACTTGTTGTTGTTTAAGAATTTCTTGATTCTTTAATACTTCCTCATTTTCCTATTTAGTTTTTTTGTCAAGTATTTCTAAAGCATCATTAGCTTCATCTTCAAGTAATCCGGTTTCTTCGAATCTATTAATTTTTTTATTAATTTGAGTATCACTATAACCTTCTTTTTTTAAATATTCTTTAATTATAGTTTTTTGATTGTCTTCATTTTCCATATCGATATTATCATAGTCAATACCTTTTGATAATTGATTATAATAATCTTCAAATTTGCCACCATTTTTAATATAATCATCCAAGTTTTTAACTTGTTCTGATGAATAAGTAGGTTTAGAATTTTCATCGATTAAATCACGAACCCAATCGGTTAATGCCTCAATTGAATCTGGTTTATTTTCTTCATCGACTTCAACATTTAATGCCTCTGCAAATACATCAAAGAAATTAGAAACTGCCGTTGTTTCATCTTCATCAACTTCATCGTCAGTATCATTTTCAGTGTCTTTATCTTGCTCATCATTATTGTCTTTGTCGTCTTCTTTTTGTTTTTTATCTTCCGTATCTTCGGTTTCATCTTCAGTTTCATCGTTAGAATCGTCATCAGATTCTTCTTTTTTTACGGGTTTATCCAATTTACTTTTAATATGTTCAGGAATTTCTTCCTCATCATGATCTTTAGGTTTTGGATCTAAATCTGTTACACCATCTTCATCTTTATCATCTTCAGTAGTTATTTTAGTTATATCCTTATCTGGATTATCGTGTTCACTAAAAATAGCCCCAGAAACTTCATTTAACAAAGATAGCGGACTTTTTATTTCGTCTATATTTTCCATTTTTTATAAAATTTAATCAGTAGATATTATCCAATACTGTTAATGTTTAAACTTAGATGCATTTCGTGCAAAATTAGCACGTTTTCTAAGCTAAGCACTGTATTTACCCTTAGGTGCACTCAGCACTTTATTGGCATATGCCTATACTCCCATACCAGCTCTTTTAGCGCTAGCAGTGAATTTTCCTTTATTTTTTTTCTTAATATGTATGCCACTATTATTCATTACTGCTTTATTTTTTTAGTTTTACTATTTTTTATCTCACCTACTACAGGATTAGCAATCGCTACTTTCGCTTTCATCTTTTCTCGATCCATCGCAGCATTATCCTTCTATTCTTGTAATGATGATGCAGCAGTTATCTTTTGTTTTTCAACATCAAGTTTTTTATCTTCTAATGACATTTTCTTATCAATTTCATATTGCTTAGTAAACTTATCAGACTCTATTTTTTCATGTTGTAATTCCTTATCAGCTATTTCCATAGGATCCGGTATACCATTATTATTTTGATCAAGATCTTGTTGATGATTATATGTTTCCATTTCAGCTATTGTAATTTTTGTCTGATTATCTTGATCTACTTTATAACGTTGCAAATCTAGTTCTGCCTGTTTTATTGTAAGTTCTTGAGCCTTTGACTGATTTTGTATTTGAGCTAATTGCTATTGTTGCTATGCTTCCTATTGTTGTTGTTGTTCAGCAGTTTGTTGTTGTTCATCAACAATCTTACGTAATTTATCTTTAATATTCTAAATATTATCGCTAGTTAATATTTCTGCTGCTTCTAATAAAGTAGCACCATTCTACATAGCTGGCTGTATTAATTGTTTTAATTGATCCATTCTTTGTAAATCTTTTGTAGTATCAGAAACAAACACATCCATATCAGAATAATAAAATTCTGGTACAATATCGATAAATGCTCTTTCGACATCATCAAATATGTACGATAATTTCTTTTTACCACTCTATTGCCAAGCACCTTTTGCTGTGTTTAATAGCATATTCAATGAATTACGTTTACATTGATTATGCATCCAAAAAAGTGGTTCTGTTACATTCGAAGAAGATATGATAGCTTGTTGCGTATTTCCAACAAGTTCACTAGGTGTTATCTAACCCATACGTTGATCTGAAATACCAGATAAATCACTAGCCATCTACTCTATTTTAGTCATTAACTAAATATACTGTGATATTACTTGTGACATACTAGTATCCATAGTACCAACTTGATTAAACTATGAAGGTTTACCTCCTTCTCTACCAGTAACATTCCAACCTTCTTCGTACGGATTAATAAAATTAACGCCAACTGAACTCAAGTAATGTAACCATCTTGGTACATCAATACCCATCGACTTAGGTATCTGTGTAACATCCATATTGATGACCTTACCTTTGTCTCTAGCAAGAGCTAACTCTAATCTATACCAAAGTATAATATACATATATTGTAATGGCTTAAGTATGCTAACCAATGATCGTGGAACGCTATTAGTGTTACTGTATACTACACCGCAATATGGTAATTTCTATGAATTTGGATTATCTAAAGATACATGTTGATATTCTAATGGCTTACAGCCAATATATAATTCATGACCAATACGATAACCTTCCCATATTTCTTCTATCCAATCCCATTTTATATCAATCTCTGTACCATTCTTAGTATAATTTTCATCAACTATAGTCTACTATACTTCACCATTTTCATCTTTATAATAAACGTATGCTATCTTCTTAAAGGAACGCCAACAACAATGCCAAACATTTACTGTATTACGAGCTCTAAAATCATAAGTAGGATTATCAACAATACGCATTTTAATATGATTAAAATCATCAATCATACTTTTATCTGTCATATATGATTGTGGTGATCCACCTATAAGATCTATTAGTTTATTTAATTGCTATTCATCCATCTTATCAAAAAATCGATCATATACTTCCGTATAAGCCAAACGCATTCTACGACAAGCCCAATCACCATCTTCAATAAATTCTAGTTCTGGTGATTTATCAAATGAAAAATACATTGGATTTACTCTTTCTAATATTGGCTCATGATTAAGTATACCAACATAGTATACTTCCTAACCACTAATTAAAGCATCTTTCCAACCCTTTATATACTCATGATCAATATTAAGTTTCTAACGTAAATAATTTAATGTATGATAACCAACATTCTCTACGATATCTTTATAATCACGTTTCATATAATCAGCAATATCTGCTGGTGGCATTATCTATCCACTTTTTATCTTCTACTAATATTGTTCAGCTGCTTTTGGATCCATTTTGGCAGTAATAGTCTACATTACATAGTCTAATACCATCTGTTTTGTTTTATCTTGCATACTAGAAGTAGCTTCTTCATCTGTTCTAGTTACAATAAAATTTAACGGACGTTTTGTTTCTTCACCAATAAGTAAATCAACACGATTTCTGATTATGTTAAAATCATGTGGTGTAGCAGGAAATCCATCGTCAACTTTAAATGGATTAGTAACAGCCTTTAAATCTCTTTCATCAAATATACCATTATATAAATTATAATACATTTGGAGTTCTTCAAAACGTGACCTAGTCATTCCACCTGAAACAACTTCACCCATACCAATCACATAATCTATACATGCTTCCTACCAAGGTTCGTCCTTTTCAGACATTGGTAATTTCTATATTGGAAATACAGACTAATTATATCTCATAAATTAATTATTATTAAACGTAAAAACTGGTATATCCTATCCTTGAATTAATTGCTAATCGGGTTCATTATATTCATCAAACCATTGCTTACTAAATAATGGGACTTCAAATAGTTCACGTTGTTTATTTTCTTCCTCGTTCTTTTTTACTGTTAAATTGTATAACTACTCTTTATAAATCATAACCATGCATAAGGCTATTATTCTATCGACGTTTACTATACCATTCGTCTAAATAAGTTCTTCAAGTAATGGTTCACTAAATATCCTAGTTAAATTCTTTTTACCAGGCGCATATTCAGTATTCAACCATTCTTTAATCAAACCTTCACCGTATTGTCTGATTTCTTTTGTCATATGTATTCCTTTACCACGACTAACATGACTATCATTAATTATATCTTTTATGATATCTGGCTAATCTGCCAATAAATAATCACAATGATGCTATTTAAAATAAGTAGCCAATCCTTTCCATTGGTTTTCATATAATAGTCTAGCATTATAATATAACAATAATTTACGAACATTTTCGTAATAATCTTCTGCAGTAGCTGGTCTACCAGTATACTCAGCTACTATCATATCATAGTATGATTCAAAGTTCTAAAATCGTTTATAAATGAATGTAGCACCTAATGAATTAGTCTATGACTAATCGTGATCATACGGATCATTACCTGCTATATACAAACCAATTGGTGGATCCTTTATAGGATGTTCCCATATAACAATACTACCAGTAGGATCAACATCCCTAGGTAATGGATACTATGTTATATCCCCATGTTTCTTTTGCTGCCACGATAGTTCGCCATTAACATAAATTAGATCACCAACCTATTTGAAATTCTTAAATTTTATATTTCCACGTACTAATGCTAACTACTAAGTCAATTCTTTCTTTGGAAATATATTACCAGATACTTCTAGGCAAGCTTCCATAGGACGCATTGGGTGTTCTGCTATATATCTGTCTATCGCAGAATTATCAGTAGCTCCTTCAATTACTTTATTACGGTCTTCATTTATAAAATCTATAGTCTTTTCTCTTAATGAATTACCATAATCATCCATAAACAAACGTTCACCTGTTGCTTTATCTATAGTTGACATGTTAGCCCATGTTGGTACAAAGAATCCACATGTCTAACTAGACATATTTTCATCCCAAATATTAGGTAACTATAATATATTATAACCGTCGCCATGATAAAACAACTCTCGTAATCCCCTAAAGTCCTCACCTTCTTCACCACCTGTACCATACGCTATCATTAAACCATAAGCATAACCATCTTCTTCAATACTAGGTCTAGCTATTTGCCACGAAGTAAGTATATTAGGAAAGGTACCAGCCTCTTCCCACAATATTAATTTACCACGCTTACCACGTATCCTATCTGGCTTATCCTTTAATGATATACCGATTATCTCTGATTTATAACCATCCTTAGTTTTATTGCCGTGTTCATCAGTTGTTTCATAACCAGATTGTCTATGCATTTGTGTATCAACCAATCTCTTTTTTGACCACGCTGTATGTTGGTCAATGAAATCCATCATCTCCCAAGCTTTACTTAATAGTCCGTCATTCATAAGATACTCTTTCTCTGATGCTACTGCATATGATTTAGAACCTTCTATTAAGAAATAATTTCTGCACAACATTGAAGCACCTTTAAATGAATACCCTTTGCCACGTGCTTTTAATACTGATAGATGTGAACCTTTTTCTTCTGCTTCCTATATTGCTAAAAAATAATAATAATCATAATCATAAAAAGATGCCCAATCCTATACACGTTCCTATTTTAATCGTTTTTTACCATGTCTATCAACAACCATTGATTTAATCAAACGGTATATTGGCGTATAGTTCAAATAAAAATAATTATAACCGCTAATCCAATCACCATCTGGTGCAGTATAACCATTTAAACAGCGATCAGTTTCTTCATCCCAAAATGCAATATAATCAGTAGTACCAGCTGGGTATAAGCAATACTCACCATGCTACTAAAAAAATATTACAGCTTTCCTAAACTTATCAGGATATATTGTTATTTTATTAAAATCTATCATTATTTCTTATGTGGTCGTTCATATAAACCTAATTTGCCACCACCAGTTATTCTACCTGATTCTGCTTGTTCTGCCATAGCTCTCTTCTTTGCAGAATCAACTGATTTAGCATTAGCTTCAACATCTTTGACTAATCTACTTATACTTGTGGCTACTTTCATTTTATCTTCGATGTTTAAATTAGCACTTTCAACTTCACTACGTATGTTCTATAATGTCTATGTAAGCCATTCTAGAGCCTCCTCGCTAGCCTAATATAACCTAGTCAATGGTGTCTACTAAAACTAATTAAAACGCTGTGATAACTCTTGTAAGGAATCACTAGGCTTATATTCTGAGTTACCCATAATATCTTTACCGACAATACTAGAACGTATTGCAGAATCATAAGATAAGTATGGTGAATCCCACTTATATAACCAAATCACATATTCTATTTCCTTGATAGCCTTATCCTTATCTTTACTATTGTTATAGTAGTCTTTAAATGGTGGAATTGCGAGCTCATCAGTATCTAGTATTATTTTATTTCCTTGTATATTAAACATCGGTATATACATATATGCTGAAAGGGGGCATCTGTCTTGATACTCCCTTTCGGTATTTTATAATCTTAAATTTTATTTAAACCTTAGTATTACTTATTTCTTTGTAGTACTAGTAGTATTTTTTTGTTTATCAGTAGAACCGAAACCATCAGTTCCTCTATCTGAATCAGCTAATTGATCTGACTCGTTCATTGTAATATTTGGTAATGTTGTAATAATCAATTGTGCAAATCGTTCACCTTCCTTATATACGATTGGAACTACATTTGTATTTGTTTTGCATTTAGCAATTATTTCACCACGATAACCAGAATCTATTACGCCAACTCCGTTAGCAAAAGAAACAGATTTCTTACAAATTGATGATCGTGGATAGACAAATCCTACATAATTCTTTGGTAATTCAATAGATATACCAGAATGAAATACTATAATCAATTGTCCATCTTCACCCAATTCTGTAGTTATACTAGATACAGTTAGATCAAACCCAGCATCACTATCATGCATTTTTACAGGAGCAACAGCATTATCAGCAAGTTTCTTATATTTTAATTCCATATATTATTAATATTTAATTAGCGGCCCCACTAAGATTCGAACTCAGACTTGGAGGTTTAGAAGCTCCCGTGCTACCATTACACACATAGGGCAATAAGTTAGGTGAGTTGTTGAGACTCACCTATATTTTTTAATTTGTTTTATGCTACCGTATTGGTAGATTCCTCAACAGGTTCAACAGATTGCTTAGTATAGTCCTTAGTGGGTTTATCTTCGGATTCATTCAAACTTGTATCGTCTTTATCTTTTGTTACAGGCTGACTATTTTCTAGTTTCTTTAAGAGAACCGTATAATCGGTTTTTAGATTATCTAGTTCCGATTTAATTTCTTTTTTCTGATCCTCTGTCAACTCTGAAGTATAAGTACGAGAACCTAGTTCTCTCTCTAATCTCTCTATTCTCTTTTTAGTCTGTTCTAACTTTCCGTAAGTAGCACCAACTTGTTCATTGTTATTGTCCATAATTCTAAATTTAAATTCTATTATTAAATATTATTATTTATTATGTTTGAAAATCTTAGTAAAGAATTTCTTTACTTTCATAAATATTGTATTGGCTTTTTTAGCAGTTTCTGCTTCTATTGCTAATGCTTCTTCATCGACTTTGTCTAACACTATTCCAGCTTCTTGTTTAGCATGTGCTATAGCAAGAGATAGGTTGTTTGCATACTTAATAAGATTGATTTCCAGCATAGGCTTTTTTGAAGTTTCCTTCTTAATAGTCTTATGTTGTTTATTCGTTTTAACAGTATCGACCGGTTTTTGATCTTTTACTGTTGTTTTAATTTCTTTATCTTCCATTTCCTTAGTTTTACTAGTATTAATTTTCCTTGTATTTCTACAGTTATTATCGTTATAACGTAATATTTATTTGATTTGTTGCGGTGTACCTTTGTATTTAAACTTATCAGTTTTTCCTACGTTGGTTTTCTTCATAATCATAATATAATTTACTTGACGTTACTTCTGTAGCACATTCTGATTGATTTAAAGCAATTCCTTTCTTTTTATCTTCATCTGAAAATGTTTGTAATGCTGTTTCATTGTACATATCTTCATCGTGTATATACATCATTAACCATATAGGTAATTTAACACCATTTCTATCTCCACACAACCCAGCATTCTTACATCTACCACAATAAGCAACATCTTCCCAACCATATATAGTATATTTTGTACTATAATAACCAACTGTTTCTATTGCTTTTCTATCTATAGCTAAAAAAGGTCCTGCAACAGCCGCATTAAATACTAGTGTATCATTGTTGATTAATTGCGTAGCCTTATTTGTTTTATAATCTATTATACCTGTCACATGAACATTTTCTTTGTTCATCCACTGTATAATTTTATCTTCCCAACCTTTTATAATCGGATAAGTATCATCATCAAACAAAAATATATAATCACATTTAGCATCATACAAATGTTTTATGCATTCATTCCTACCATATGAACATCCTTTACGTTCATAATCAGTATAAACATAAAATTCTGTTGGTTGACTTATCAAATTGAATATATTACTATTAACTTTTCTTTGTTGAGTAGTTATCACTCCTATTCCTACCTTCATTGTGTAATGTGTTTAAATTATCTATAATTTCATATACTGAATTAAACAAACGCTTGTTTTCATTTGCATTATTCATTTCATATTTAAGAATATTGGCCCAATCATATCTAAATCCTGTGGTATAAATTGTAACACAAAGTGGTGCATTATATATATATTTAATCGTATCATAGTCATCTCCATTAGATTTAAACATGTCATTAAAACCTATTTCTGTATATGCACAATTTTTTAAATATATAAAATACTGCTTTTCATCACTAATTAATTTGTCATCTTTTAGTTTATCATTACATAATTTTATTATATCAGATGCTTTAGCTTCACCAGTAGTAACTAAATCCATGCAATCTGGTATTACGAATGTTAAATTCATATCTTTTTTATCAGTATCATAATGCTGCAATACACTTTTAAAACTATTATTTGCCGTTGTCGTAAGTAATCTATGCCGTAATATAGAAATATAAGTAGGGTAATCTATATTCCATTTAATAGTGTATCTACATTCGAAATCAATATTTGGTTCACACCAGTATTTCATTAAAAACTTAAGATCATTATCAACAATTACTCTATAATTTGTTGTAATGTATAGTCTATCGCAGATTCCTTCTTGGTGTCTGTACATACAATTACTAAATGGGTTTTTAACGAAGAAACTTCTTATGTATTTAAACACATCCATATCTGTAAATCCTTCTTCTGGTCCACAGTCTTCTTCTAGTTGCTGATTATCCTCAATGTATAAGTATACAGTACCGTGTTCTAATAGACTCTTGTCAATTATCTTGTCTACTGTTTCTTTATCAGTAGTAGTAGACTTTATATTAGCACATTCCAATATATGTTTATACATTCCATCTAGTCCAGGATTCTGTTGGATTACTGCTACATGTGGTCTTATTAGTTTCATATTTTTTCTTTAGTTTAAATTTGAATAACTTGTTAAATAAAATGTTTTTTGTGTTATTACTTTTCATTATTTCAGACGTGTATCTGAATTCACTTCGGCATATTGCCATTATTTGATCTTCATCCATGTTAAATTCTTTAGCTAATTGCCTATATACATCTAAAAAGTAATCATCGTATTTAACACTCAGTTGTTTTCTCATTGAAATAATAATTTGTTATAATACCCTGTTTACCACAGGCACTTTTCGCTAATTTATCAACAATTTCATTATATTTATTGCCATTATGCCCTTTTATCCATATAAAATTAACCTTTACATTGGTTTGTAACATCAATGGAGATACAAGTAAGAAGAATTGACTCCATAAATCTGAATTTTTAACATTCAAAAAGCCTCTTCTAACCCAATTAAACAACCAATTCTTATTAATAGCCTCTGTTATATATTGCGAATCACTATAAACATTTATAATATACTGTAATTTGTTATCAATTACTATATTTTTAATAGCATTAAACGCAGCAATAGCCGCGCTTAATTCCATTCTATTATTAGTAGCAGTAAGTTCTCCTTGAGCAAACTTATACATAATACCGTTTGTTCGTATTATGTAAGCCAGTCCCCCATTGCCAGGATTACCTTTCGAAGAACCGTCTGTATATATATCAATTGCTATTGGAGATATCATTTTTATCTTTAATTATACTCGTTATTACTTCATTTAACTTTAAGATACCATCCTTATTAGGTTCTGTTACTACAGCTACAATATCGTAAGGCTTTACAAGTAATGAGTCTTTAAATAGATCATATTCTATTGCGAATTTCTTTGGGAATATGACTATATCACCAACTTCAAAATCTTGTTTGATTTCTTTTAAACATGTTGGTATAGATAATACGATTCCCTTCTTAAAATTTGATTCAACTTCCCTTGTTACTGTTCTAGTTTTAGAATAATCATTTACGTCTATACCATCTTTTTTAGTGCGTTTATCAACTATAGGTTCTTCGAATTGCTTTTGTACTTTAACAACTTCTAAAGGTTTTACTAGTACATCCTTAGTCATTAAATATTCAAGACCAGCGCTTATAACCTTAGCCATTTCTTTATAATTTGTCTCTTTCATTTTAGATATTTCCTTCTCTTTTTACTATTTTTTGTTCACCATTTTTTATATAGTATATTGCATCTATAATTGATTCACAAACATACTTTCTAATATCAGTATCTGTTTTAGAATAAAAGTCATTGTCACTCCTACTTTGTAGTTGATTCAATCTGGTATTATACATTTCATTTAGTTTGTCTAATCTTTCACGTATTTCACAATCTTGTTGGTTCTGTTTAACAGCTTTGTTGTATAGGTCTTTTTCATATTGCTCTTGCGTAATAGGTCTTATTACAGTTCCATTACTAATTAACTTTTCGACGTCATCTTCATCAAAAGCTATATAGGTAGTTACTTCTATACTAGGACATTCTGTTTTGTTATCATTACTTTTACTTTCTGTAGTATCGTTAATAGATGCTGAAGATAACGTATATGTAAAAACATATATGCCATCAGCGTTAACTTCTAATACAGTATCCTTCGGTATTATAACACTAAGAAAATCGTTTGAAAACATTGTATCCATAAAACTATTTTCATAGTCCTTAATAAATTTTATTTTATTCATATTTTTAATATTAAAAATTATATATATTTAGTACATTCTATTTTCTAATCTCCATCATCCATAAGTAGTTTTTCTAGTTCATCAGTATCATGATAGTACTTTAATGCATCTCTGCGTTCTTTTCTATCCCACTGTTGGGATAAGTATATCAGCATATCTCGACCATCGACTGTTGGTCTGCCACCAATATTACAAATATTCCTTACGAAATCATCTAATCCTTTTTCACCAGTCTTTGATTTGATCATGTGCAGTTCTTCGATTACATCATCTATTGTTTTCTTAGAAGCCTGCGATAAAGCATCCATATCACAATGGTTTAAATGATATGTTTCTATTGGTTTCATTGACGCTAATATAGCGCTACAGTAAGGCATGTTTTGTATAAAGTGATAACTTGATTTTGTCATTGAACGACAATAAGACTGTATTGATTTGAAATCGCTATAGTATAATATATAATTAATATATTTCAAATCACAGTTCTATACTTTATATCGTATATAATCAATTAATGGAGTTATGTATTTATTCATATGTAGTATGTTACTTGAATAAGTAACGTATAGAACAAGTAAAGGTTGCAATTACTCTCTCTATAACCTTATCTTCTCTATTATGTTTTCTTTCTTTATATATTTCTTTCTTTATTGTTGTCTCTTCTGTTGATTAATCTCTCTGTCTTACTGTATTTATTAATCTCTATAATACTCTGTATGAGTATATATACTATGACAATAGTATATATACGAAGAAAGAGTATATGAGAAAGAAGCCCTTAAAAGCAACTTTTTGATCTATCTTACGTTAGTATTTGTAAACCACCAACACAAAATGATAATAAACTTTGATAAGCATGGCAATGATACGTTATGTATAAAAGCAATTAGTAAATACAAGTTGAAACACAATAAGTCACTAACACATTGTTGGCATACTGGTATTTATCATATAGTTAGTAATAGTTATAATGTTATTAGGATAATGATTAATCGATTGTACATACAATTAAGTTTTACACGAAAAAAATATAGACACTAATGAAATTATTTAAAAAAGTAAAGATATTAATGATAGCACTATTATTCAGTGTTAGCAACTGTTTTAGTCAAATTATAAGTAAAGTAGATACAATCATAAAGAATCCTATATACACTTCATACTACTCGTATCAAATCGAAGCCCCATCTTTTGTTATCTATAAACTATGGCATGGTGGTGGTAAATCTAGTCGTACAGGTCTAACCTTTAAATCATCATTACCTCATTTTAATTATACTGGTAGTGGCTATGATATCGGTCACATGTGTAATGCTGAAGACTTTGCTAGAAATCGTACAACCGAAGAACTAACCTTTCGCTATTATAATGCCGTGCCACAAACCCCAAATCTAAATCGTGGTATATGGAAAGCAAATGAATCTTAGTTACGTTAGTTATCGTAGACAGACAGTCTTCTCATTTGTTGTGGTGGTTGTGACTATACTAATCTAATACCAGTTAATTGCTTTAAGTTAGTATACTCACTAAGTACTGGTAAACTAATTGAGGCATACTTATTCACTAATAATATACATGCTACTAAGCAAGTTGATAATAATCTATCAATAGTATTTACGTTTGATAAACTAAGTAACTTATACAACAACAAATAATATAAAGATACTCCTCCTTTCATACCCCGGCATATTAATTTATGTTGGGGTATTTTTATGTATATCCGGTATGTCCTGAAATATGTTGTGTATATATCAGACAATAAGGAATACCCCCAAAATGAACACCCACTCTACTTTATCGAAGAAGATACCCCCGTCACCTTTGTGGCAAATGGCAAAGCTTGTCAGGCATATTGGTCTAACGAAAAAGCATGCTATAAAATCGGTATCTTCTTCATTGTTTGGTGCTTATAAAATGAACACCAACTATTTGAGTGTGATGTTAATTAAATAAATGATATTATGAGTATGTTAACGAATTGTTTGAGCGATGCTTATGGTGCAATAGCCATAAAGAGTCGCCATGATTCTCGTCTAATGTGGGCAGTATGCTGCATTATGGACGAGAAGTGTGACCCAATTAAATGGGCCGCTGGTGGATACCGTGACATTGAGGATGATGAAGACGATGATTTCCGGAAGGAAGTCATTGTGGAGTACATCAAATATTACCAAGAACTCCTAGCTAGAGGAGTAGATCTAAGTGATAGGGATGAGTGGCAATTAGATGGTGATTTCTTCAAAGGAATCGCTACGAGTACAATAATACAGTTCCAAGATTAAGGGACTGTATTATTCACAGTACCACTTTATCCATGAAAATGGATAGAATATAAAATGAACAACAACTATTTGAGTATGATAATATTAATCAATTAAATAAATAAAATTATGAACAACGTATTAAAAGCTTCTATCGAGGAGGCTTATACCATGATGGCTACAAGAAGTCGTCATGATAATCGTCTAATGGATGGTGTATGCCATATATTAGACGAAGGCTGGAACCCAATTAAATGGGCTCTAGGAAGGTATAATGATTATGATGAAATTGATGAATACGATGGAGACTTCCGTGAGGAGGTTGTCGTAGAGTATATCAAGTTCGCCGAAGAGCTTGATAGTCGTGGCATTGATTTGTACGATGTCATAGAATTAGAAGATCTTGATTGCGATTTTTTCGAGAAGATCGCCGCAAGTATGGTAATGCAGTTCCCGGATTAGGGGACTGTATTATTTAATTAAATAAATGCATTTTAAAGCGTTCTAACGCACGATCTCATGTCGTCTGGTATAGTTATACCATTTCGCATAGAAAGTTCGTTAGAACGCACGAGAATGCGTGTGAGGGGCATTGTACGATGTCCTAGTATGTAGTATTCACAGTATATACTACTTTATACATGAAAATGGATAGAAATCGCATGAGAGATGATAGATTTTGGTAACATAAAAAATGAACAACAACTATCATAAAACGAATAGAAATCATCCAAACAAGATAGACTTTACATGATAGAATATTGTATATAGTCTATGGAATTTGGATAAAATAAAAAATGAACAACCACTATTAAAAAAGGATAATATTAAATAAAAATAATACAAAAAATGGCAAAGTTTAAAGTAATAGATGCTGAGATCAATACGATTCCGGCTACAGCGCATGCAAACGCTGGTAATGAATATTTGCAAGTCACTCTGAAGAATGCTGACAACTTTTGGAGTGAAAATGAGAGGAAACAAAACTTCTTTAGTGCTGGTATAGTAAATGCATTCAAGAAGTATATTTCACAAGAAAAAGGTGGCGATGCTGAAGAAGATAAACCACTACCGGAAGAGATGAGTATAATGCATGGAACATTTGAGGTCGTGACTTATGACAAACCGTTCTATAGACGTTATATGTCAGACTTGGTTGATGGCGCTGGTAACATGCATCATAAAGGTGATTACATCGATGATCTTAATGGAGGTCATAGATTGTATAATGCATTGGAAGTATTTTGTAAGCAGTACTACGATAGTGATGCTTGCAAGTATGTCTATGAACGTGGCAATAGTAAAGAGATACTTGCACAAGGATTGTTCAATTCGTCCTGTGAGTTTGCAAGTACAGCTGTTGCTAAAGAAGAAGATACGATTGCTGAAGAAACTGCTAAGAATATAGCACCTCAACAACAACCTCAACAACAACAACAGAGACAACCGCAAAATGGTTATCAACGTCGATAGTAAATAATGCAGTGAGTATGTAACAATACTTACTGCATTACTGTAAACAACAAATCTTGAATTGAGATAGAATTATTAATCAACAAAAAAGATAGAAAATTATGTTGTATTTATTATTGTTAATCTTCGTAATGTGTATTGTTTTTTTAATATTGATAGTATGTAAAAAAACAAGTTGTCCTTACTGTAAAAGTGATGATATTAGTATTGTTCATAGCATTGAAGGTGATGAAGAATGTGAGTATTTCCTTTGCCGGTGTAATCACTGTAAACGTACATTCATAACAAAACAACCTTTCTAATATATAGCTTTTTAAATATAAATAATTTTGATATGAAAAAATTTAATAATGGAATAACAATACTATGTATAGGAGTACTGTTGTTTGTATTAGGTGTTTTATTTATACTTAATGTTAAATGGTTTATAATAGATTCAATTATATCCATTATCGTTATAATAAAAGGTATTTGTATGATATTTACATATATTACAAATAAAAATGAGAAAAGTAAAAAGTTATGAAAAGGCTCTCACTCTTTTAGGTAAAGATGAACCACGTTATTTGGATAATATGCCAAAAAATGTGCAAGCCTATTATAAGTTATGTACAATTAGCGAAGCATTGAATATTGGACATACAAGAGAAGAAAGAATATATTTTCCTTGGTGGAATAATATAAAAGATCTTAATGCTTGTACTGAAGCTCGCTTTTCTTATGACTTAATATTTATGAACTCATC